GCAAAACTGAAAGACCTAATACTGTAGTTACATCACAGGGGAGGAAGCTTCAAACCAAATTAATGTGTTTATAAGGGTGGACATTGTTCCAATCTTCACTGGCCAAGGGCTTGTAGGGTCAACCCATGGAAGTCAACGAGAAGAACTGTTTGAGAAGGCGCGCGGGGAGCAGCTTCAAAGGTATGTGGGAGTAGGCCGCGATGTTGATAGTCTTCAAATGAGGAAGCAAAGAAGAATGGCGAAAGCAGAAGTCGATTGTCCATTGTTGAGCTTCCTGGGCGAGAGGGGGCAGATACTGGTAGAGGGCATCACCACAATCATAGGCGAACTGAGCTTCCAAAAAGTAATTGTCCAAGACACGATCGAGGTCTCCACGGGCTTGACGGTAAACGATCTTCAAGGCCAGAAGAATTGGGTGGCGCACAACTCCACAAGGGTACATTAGCCAGCCACAAAATTCAGGAATGTCCGAGTAGAAAGTTTTGCCGACAAGAGAGAAGTGGTGACTAAGACGTTGCCAAGAGGGGTCGTCCTTGAGAGGTCCGAAGAACAGTGAGTCGTCGCCAGAAAAAGCACAAGCCAGGTCACGAGGGATGCGGTAACGTGTTTCCATGTACGCCATGTTCCAGAAAGTGTTGAAGTCATAGGTTCCAAACTCGCCAGTGAACCTCATGATGGCTGAAAATCCGAATTGTGTCCTCATCGAAAGCTTGATCCAACGGTAAAGGTCGACCAGGGAAGTGGGGATCCCGCAGTATTCCATGAAGGCTAACTCAAACGACAAAGTCTCCTCGGTACAAGATTGATCGTAAGCCGTAAAATCACAAGTGAAAGTGCTTCTGCCGGTGGCATGTGTCTTGGACCAATCAGACATTTGGGCGATAGTTTTCCCTCCGTGGAGGTACACATTGTCAGGTAGGGTGGCCTTTAGGACTTCTCTCATGTAGCGTGCGACGGGTCCAAGCTCAAAAACGTTGAAATCGGGACTGGTGACTAGAGTTTGACCGGCTTTGGCGACAGAAGCCTGGGGAATTCGGGGTTCAGAGTAATCGTGCCAGCGAACGGTCCATGCCAAAGTCTCAGCTTTTGCCTTGTGTTGAGATTTGACGAAGCAATCCATGTAGTTGAGGGCCCAGTCGGGATCAGAGCGATCAATGTTGTTCCAGATGGTGGCAATAGGCTTGTCCAATTTCCTTGCGACAGTCTCACTGATGCAACGTGCGAACAGGATGGGGTCAAAGTCGTGCTTTTCCGGCAGGTTGAACCGATTGGCAAAGCGAACGAACAAGGCAGGCCCTAGGTCAGACTTCTTGGCAAACATCTGGGTATTCCGCTCTGGGTTGGAAAAACGAAGGCGCTTCTGGACAGCGGTGGGGAGCAAAGTGGGATCACGACCAGCCGATTGGTGGGGAAAAATCTGTTCCAACTCCTGGCGAGCTCGTCGGGTGCCATCTACGTCGTTGTACTGTGCGCCCATTAAGCCACGAAAATAAAGCTCTCGTTCCTCACGACCAGCAGGTAAGTCAACCTCCGAGTAGTTCTTTGGATCCATTCCTTTAGGCAGGTGAGTGCGGACGGGGGCCTCGAACAGAACAGGCTCATTCGCGCGGTACTCTAGTTGATCAGGTTCCGAGATGAGGGGCATGAGAGCTCGAAAGGCCGGGGGCAGAGTGTCGAGACGTTGATAAGACCAGTTGGACAAAGCTTCGCCTACAGTACGAGGTGCTGTGCCATGAACTTCCATTGTGGGAACCATGTGCAGCATCTGAAGCTGGTTGAGGGCTGGGAAGACGCTGTAGCGTTGGAGGGGGCCATTGTGTCCAAGGATGCAACTGAGGAATGCGTGAGAGTTGGGGTCCACGCCAGAAAGCAGCACAAAATGTAAATCCCGTTTAGTCCTAGTAACGGCCGTCCATAGCATTTCGGGGCCGCAAGTCACCAAGGCGGCATTAGTTAGCAAGATTTGAACTCGATCCCACTCGCGACCTTGAGGAGAGCTAAAAGTGTAAACCTGTCTACCCATGATCTGTGAATAGGTCGAGGCATCCGCCATTGTTGGCACAAGAGTTTGCCAGTCCGCGCCGTGATGAACCTGGTAGCCTATCGTGATGCTGCCTACCGTGTTGCTTTTCGTGGGGAGAGAGAGCCGTTGTGCCAAGAGTTGGGGAAGCCGCCGAGTAAAGTTGATGTAAGGGGTGGAGCAGTCCAGGACGGTGGTGATCGCTGAAGGGAGTTCATCGATGGGTTGAGGATCACCGCCTGAGGACCAAGGAGATTGGCAAACATCGCCGAGCAATAGCACATGAGTGAGGCCGCCGTTCCACATAGTCAGGAAGTCCAGATAGCCAGGAGGGCACTGAG